CCAACTCTGGAACGTTGAAGTCAATTTCCAACTCGTAAGAACCAAACTCTTCAATATGATAGACACTATCAAAGAGCTCTATCACGCGCTTCGAGTCAAAATTGCTCTCAAAAACGGAGTCTGAAATTTCATCTGGAGTAAGCCAGATTTTATGTGTGTCGCCATCAACCTTAACGTTATTAACATTGTATATAGCGACGCCGAAGACGACGAACATTTTGGGAACTTGAGTGATCGCAACACCACTCATAATCCCCTGACCGCACCACTCACCGAAGATTCCGTAGTGGGTAGATGGAGAGTCAAAAGTTTTGGTGATCAACCCAACTCTGTTGAACATATGTTTGAACAATGGAAGCTTAGACTGAACAAACTTCGCAAAACCAGCATTGTCTTGCTCTGGTGTAATAACGTTTGAACGCGACTGTGCCCAAATCTCTTCGGTTCTGGTGTCCATGATCACCCCAGCGTTTGTACCATGGAGTTTGACAGTACCGTGAAACTCGAGGATCGGTAAAGCTATCCCGTGATACGTTGCACGATCACGTACATTCTTTACAGTGCTGCGAAGTTGCTCGATTGATGAAAATTTGAGATGAATGGCCATGAAAATCCTAAGAGAAATTCCTGAGGTCAACGATTTCGAGCTCTGCACCGTGAATTGCGATTACAGCGTCGTATCCTGCATCGAGAAGATCTTGAGACATTTTTCTCGAGGCGCTTACGCGATCTTTCGCGTGAAGGGTATCATACTTCTCTGCTAAGTCGTAGGCCTCGGTAACTGTTACCGCGAGAGGATTCTTGAAAATTAACACCTCACGCCGTACTGATCCGTATTGTCGAGCTCTCGCTTTCCTCGTTGACCAGTAAGTTCCAGCTCCAAAGTCTCCAGGATCAGCTGGCGGCACTCCAGGTCGCTCACCGCGATAAACCCTTAGGCCAATCGTTTTAGCTTTTTCAACAAGTTGAATAAATTGAAAGCTTGTAGACATGTAAAATTATATCACATACTCAAAATCTTGTAAACTAGTGAAGAGAAATCGCTTCAATCATTTTCTTGAGATTGGTAGGTTTTGGCTCAGCTCTCAAGAGAGCTCTCTTTTTAGACTTGAGATAAAGGTCGAGACCCCTCTCTTTGAGTGTGGGTAACGTGTCTGGATCCTTGCCTAACTGGCTCATCACCGTGCGCCATCCCACTCCGTGCCCCCTCGCTTTGCGACCGGTATAAGTTTCAAAGGTAATAATGTGAGCGATCTCGTGTGGGATCACGTGGTCAAGGTAGGTTTGAAGATTGTCAAGAAGTAACGGAAGATTCAAGCGAATCAAGTAAGGGTCACTTTCGGCCAACCCTGCAGCATGACTCCACTTAATATGATCTTGAAGATCGAAGGTAATGGTAAATGGGGCTGGCAGTTTACAACTGAGTTTTTTATTAGCCACCCGTACATAAGCGTTTATTACTCGCTGGCAAGTTTTTTTGGTTTCTTCGACGTCACAAACGAAATAACTAGAAGGTATTTGAACAGATAGATCAAAACCTTTAGCAATTTTTCCCCACTCAGCGGAATTCATATAATTTTCATCCTATTTGATAATAACATAATTTTAGAAAGAAGTACAAAAAGCTAACGATACTTAAATTTTATCGTTCCACAGTCCCAGATGATGCGATAGCCGTGGGCTAACATGTTTTCCATCTCTGTCTTTGACGAGTCAAAATTAGAAAGCACCGCTTTTAGTTTATGCTTTTGAAACCTCATTCTCCCGTATCGCTTTGCTAGATCAGTGTAAAAATAACTCGGAGAAGTAGTAGTTATTTTTGTAAATCCAGCGGCGAGATACCCTCTTCCCACTGAATACCGTCGATCAGCATAAGTTATGAGATCCTTTTCATTTAGCGCTTTAAGAAGACGGCTTAATCCACCCACCAAGGTCATACCCTTTATCGTGCAAAATCGTAACAACTCTGTCTCATTTTGCTTAAATCTAGACCGCCCCGTTGAAGCTAGAGCGATCAATTTTCCCTCAAACCTCAACCCAGCTCGTCGATCTGATCTAACACTTCCCTGAAGGTGATGTTCATCTAGAAAACTTTTTTCCTCTAAAGGAGAGATCTCAAGATCAAGCTGACATTTGCGGGCATAAATGCGCTTTGTAACTCCAAGTTTTGAGCTGATGACGCTCTTCACAATGTCCTTTTTGGTAAGCCACTCGTCTTCAAATATTTGAATGAGAGTCCATCCCTTAGCTTCGACCATCTCTGTTTTCATGAGATGCTGACGTTTTTCACCCTTATCGGCCGACGAATGCCAGTACAATCCGTGATATTCGACGCCGATCTTCTTTTCTGGGATAGTGATATCGATCTCGTACGGGGTGATCAGCGATCGATCATTTTCTTTAACATTAAATCCCAAGCTTTGGATCCAATCGGCAAGTTCGTGTTGAGAAGCAGATCCAACCAGGTGAGGTCTCAAGCATGTTGTACAAGGCGTTAAAAACCTCTTCGCTCTCCACTTGAAAGTTTCGCTTGGTAATTCTGCTTCACCGTGAATTGAGCATGAAAATTTTACGACCTTACAGGGATCATCGAACAGCTCTTGCTTTTGAGAGCTGGGTTTTTGAATCTCATGGACGATAACCCTGTCGGTGAACTCTTGAAAAAAGAGCAAAGCTTTCTCTTGTCGGTGCTTGATTGATTCGGTGATTTGAGCTGGATGACTGACTTGGTATCTTTTTTCTAGAGTTTGCTGACACTTTTTAAGATGATCTGCTAATTGCCCTGGATTAGCAACACCGTATCGCTTCATCAGGGTTTCTCTCCCCTTGCGGTTTAATTCTCCAGCTCGTGCTCTAGCCTTTTCTCTAGCTAAAGGGGAAGACCCTGCACCGTATTTTGCGATCATCGTCTTAGTGATCTGTGGAGAAGCTGATCTCATTGAACAACTTCTAGACCTGCAGTGTTCTAGGTAGTGATCACGAAGAAAGAAAGCAGGTTTGCCGCAGTGTTTGCAATTCGGTCGGGATATCTTGTTCGCGGTTAGAAATACAAGCTCTGGGAAGTTCGACCCTCCCAACGTAGTTCCTATCTTTAAGATTTCCTGGTAGAGCGCCGTTTCCTTGAACCAAGGTTGACGAATGATCGCGGAGTTTAGCTTGTGATCCTTGCGATAGAGCTGTTCTATAGTATGAATGTCTTGTCTCATGTAAGTTATTTATAGAAACAAAAACTTAGGCCTCATTTTGAGGCCTAAGTTTAGCTTAGAGCGCGGCGCCGGTAGAAACTACTTTTATAGGAATATAAATGAAGTTAATTGACTTGGGTGGCTTAACTGCAATATCTACCCAAAGTTCGTTACGATCAATCCTAACCGGCGTGTTATTCGACTCGTCGCACAGCACGAGATAGTCATATAATCCCCTGCGCTGCATGATGTCGTGCAAATAGCCGTCGATCATCGCTTTGATCGACTCACGCGTGATTCTGTCATTCAGTTCGAACAGGTAAGCGAAAGCTGCTTTACGAACATCACGCTTGATCTTCTTCAAGAGGCGCGAAACGTTGATACGATCTAGCGCGCTTGCGACAGCTTGTGATGTTTTGTCACCCAACACCATGATACCACGACCAGGAATGAACGGGATCGGGTTAATGTTCGCCGAGTAATTATACAACACGTCGCGTTGCCCCTGTGTGAGCGGGGCTGACACGAAGGTGGTAGCGGTTCCTAAAGTACCGGTGACATAACCGATGTCAGAAACCCCTGTAACGATACCACGACGAGGTCCGGCCGGCGGGAACCAAACGTTAGCACGATCATCACTGAAACAGATTGTCCGTAAAGCAATACCCGACGAATCAATGAAGCAATCAACACCGTCAAGGTTAGATGCCAAACCGTGCGCGTAGTAATAACCGATGTCATCACCAGTGCGGCGAGCGATAGAAACTCCCCACGTGGCTGTCTCTTCTGGTGTTTTGTTAAATGGAACGCTGCTGATAATATAAGCTTCGTTCTGAATTGCGACGTTTAAATTTTGCAATTCATCAGCGACTTCGTGATAACCAGGACATATGATGATGTTGTACTCAAAAACATCAGAGCGAACGTCGGTATTCGAGTTGATTTGGGAAGCTAATGCAGCAACAATTGTTGCTCGTTTGGCTGCATCACCAACACCCAATGGATTAGAGGTAACGTTAGCGCTAACTGTAAAGGTGAAATAGTCACCGGCAGCAAACGGAGTACCACCAGCGGTAATCGTGAAAGCGACGATACCACTGTTATACGGTGTACCGACGATCGCTTGCGCTTGGTTACCAGATGTTGCTCCAACAACCTTAAAAGCGTCCGAGAGGGTTACGGTTTGAGTACCAGATTGTGAACCGGTGGTATTGATTACTATACCACCAGCAGTGGCCGCGATATTGAATGTGTTTGTCAACGGAGTTTTGACGTAGTAAATCGTACCAGCAACGATGCCAGTAGGTAGCGCGCCGGTGGTGGAAAACTTAATTGGAGTGCCGTCTTGTAAACCGTGAGCTGTCCAAGTGATCACACCTGGGGTGCCAATTGAAATATCCACAGTAGCCGTGGCCATCGTCATCGTCCAAAGCTCAGCGACAGCTGTTGCTTGGTTAACGGTTAGAGAGCCGAGTGTACCGTTACCTGTACCGGTGAGAACAGGCGAGGTTGCGACATAGGTCGTGACATCTGCATCTGCTAAGTCAACGTTAGCACGAACAACGTATGCATAGCTGATGATACCGAGAGCTTGATTAAGTGCAAACAGGCCGTACTCGTTGCGACAGTCACCGTGATTCGCTAAAGCGCCAGTGGTGCGAAAGAATGGAACGCCGTAAGTATCAACAGACGACTTGAGACCAGTGATGGTACGCACAACACCGTTTTCGAGGGCACCGGGCGCGGCTGTAACACCGTCAGCCTTAGTCTTGTCAGCACGTGTCGCGATGAAGAATAGCGGAACCGTGGTTGCAGACGCCGGGATGTAAAATGATTCATCTGTAATTGTAACTGAAACGCCGGGAGAAACTAGTGTCGCCACGATAAATACTCCTTTGTATTGCGATGTGTTAAAATCCGCATTGGAATTATTTACTTCAAGAAGGACCAAACTACTTAAAATGAGCCTCATTTGGACAGAATAGTCGAACTTAAAGTCTCTTATCTTGATTCAAAGGGTAGGCTTAACCCATCAAAACGGAACACCGGCGAACGAAGAGATTTCATTCTCTCCCTCTTTCCCGAACACGAATCCCTTAAAGAGATCATTTTTTGCGTTCTCAACGACGTCGTAGCACGTCCTATTTGCTCGGTATGCTGTGGACGAGTCAATTTCAACACAGGGGGATATCGAAAAACCTGCAGCCTTAAGTGTGGGGCGAGAGATCCCGACCGCAAAAGTAAAACTCACAAAACGATTCTAGAGCGTTATGACGGAGTTCACTACGCCACTAGACCTGAACACAAGGAGTTACTGATCAACCGTTACGGGAAGATTCCCGGAGCGTACGGCACAGCGGAGCATAAAGCCTCAGTTCAGAAGAAGTTTGGGGTTGACAACGTCTTTCAGAGTGAGGAGATCAAAACAAAGATAAAAGAAACAATGGTCGAACGCCACGGGGCTAAAAATCCACAACAAGTTCCAGTGATCAAGGCTAAAACCGAAAAAACAAACCTCGAGCGCTACGGACATAAAACTCCGTTTGAATCTCCTCAGGTCAGGGAGAAGACTACAGCGACTCACCTTGAGCGTTACGGGGTTGAAAATCCCCAACAAAATCTTGAGATAAGAAAGCGAACCGAGAAGACAACACAAAATCGCTATAATGGGATCGGATGGGGATCGAAAGTTTTGCTAGAAAAATCTCTTAAAACTAATTTAGAGAAACATGGTGGAACTGGATTAGGCTCAAAAATTCTTGACTCGAGGATCAAAGCTACGATGCTATCTAAGTACGGAGCGACTCATCCGGAGCATGTTCCAGCGATTAAGAAAAGAAGGATTGAGAGCTTTAGACGTCAGTTCATTGAAAATAATCTGCGCTTTAAATTAGAACTGATTAGAATTAACCAAGATTTGTATCCATTATGGAGACCTGAGAGCTATTCAGGTTCTCAAGGAAATTACGAGTGGAGACATATTTGCGGTTACATTTTCATCTCTGGCTTTATCAACGGTAATATTCCAATGTGTCCGCGGTGCTTCACTGCGTCAAAACCTCACCAGCTCTTGATCGACAAGCTTAAGGAACGTAACCCTGATCTCAAGATGATCGTGAACTGTCGCTCGATCATCACTCCGCTTGAGCTAGACATCTACCTACCGGATTATAAAGTCGCAGTCGAGATCAACGGGTGTTGGTGGCATCAGGATGTCAATGACGGTAAGAATAAGTTATTGACGAAGACAGAAAAGTGTGCTACTCTCGGAATTAGATTGCTTCACCTTTGGGACTTTGAGGTCGAGAACAAGTTGTCTCTAGTATGTTCGATGATCGAGTCAAAGCTTGGTTTAACCAAGCGTCGAATCTTTGCAAGAAAGTGTGAGGTTAAAGAGCTCAGCTGGGGTGAGGCTAAAGTTTTTTTAGTTAATAATCACCTTGATGGTGCAGGACAGACAGGAAAAGCGATCGGACTATTTTTCGGAACCGAATTGGTTAGTGTAATCACATTCGGAAGAGAGCGTTATAAACACACAAACAACCTTGAACTTTATCGAGCTTGTTCGGCGATAGACACAACTGTGATTGGTGGGTTAAGCAAGCTGTTAGCACAGATCGAACGTTCTATAGTAACGTTCGCCGATCGCCGAATCTCAACAGGAGAGGGATATCTAAGCATAGGGTTTAAGGTTCTCTATCTGACTACACCAGGCTACTTTTACTATCACCTAAAAACTAAAAGTAGGGTATCAAGAATTCAAGCTCAAAAGCATAAGCTTTCAGCTTGGTTGCCTATCTTTGACGGGTCCCTGACAGAAACTGAAAATATGATTCTTAACGGATACGTTAAACTTAGAGACTGCGGTCATGTGAAGCTAGGTAAACAGATGTAACTCATGAAAAAGGGTAGTAGAGTTCTCTAGCAATTTCTAGTCTCATAAATAATTGTTTCGGAGACTAGGATCATGCCAAGAGGAGTAGTTGACTCAAGAAATTTACTGTGGGCTGAAGGCGAGCAGGTAGTTCTTGATTTTAATAGAACAACGGCTACGTCGACAACGGCAGGGATCACCTGGACGATTCCCGTTGGATCCGTATATGATGGAATCCTGATCACAGCGTCTATCAAGGAGATTAATCCCTCTAATCTTCCTACAGACGGAATTATTTACAACGCATCAACTGATCTCACCGCCCCTGTTAGCATGATTAACAATGCGCAGGTCATAGTGGCTCTTTACGGAAATCAAACGACCACCTCCGCAGCTCTAACTGGTCTTGATCCGGCCCAAGTTTATTTTTTATCTGCGCACATCATCTCAAACGTGCGCACGTATTACACGTTAGGTGTTAGGTCTTATCCAGAGTCGATAGCTTCTAGTGTTTTCGCCGGTGAAATTCCTAGATCATTCTCTCCACCAATTAGTCCAGTCATAGGTCAAGTTTACTTTGACGAGACACAGAATCTTCTTTTCTCGTGGGATGGTACAACTTGGCTTACGACTTCAACTAATAACGTCCTTACCGGTAGTATTGATCCTGTGTCTCCCTTTACCGGATACCCAACCGGTTACCCAACGGCCGGAAGTTACTTCTACAATACTCGGCTCAAGATGCTCAAATCTTGGAATGGAGCTGGGTGGATTTCTGCTGAAACAGAGTTTGGAATCCCCTCGTATCAAAAAGCAGGAGTAGGCACCGATCTTACATATTCTCCTCGAGCTAACCTAATTGACATTCTTAAGAAGCAACTAGGTTATCCTCAAGTTTGCGTTGAATTGACCGAAGACCAGTTTAACATCGCGATCGAAAACGCGCTTCAAGAGATCCGTCGTCGTACCGATGTGGCATACTTTAAGCAATATTTTTTCATGCAGATTCATGCCAACCAAGATCTTTACTATCTCAATGATCCTTTACTCCGAACGGATGGAATCGTTGGCATCCAAAAGATTCATCGCTTAAATACATTCGGATTAATGAACTTCGCACCTGACAACATTTACACCCAGCAATTTCTCAATAGCTTTTATGCCCCGGGAGTGGGTTATGATCTTGTTTCGATCTTCGAAGTTCAACAGCTCACGAAAGTTTACTCCCAGATTTTCGCTAGCGAAATCGCTTTTAACTGGCGTGAGGCAACTCGCGAGCTAAAGATCTACAAGCGCTTCGGTGCTCCTGAGAAAGTGCTTGTTGAAACTACTTGCGAAAAACCAGAGCAAGAATTACTTCAAGATCGCTGGACACAACAATGGATCCAGGCATGGGCCGAATCTGAGCTACTGTTCATTCTAGCCCATATTCGTGGTAAGTTTGCGTCACTACCTGGACCAGGTGGTGGCTTGCAACTTAATGCAGATTCCCTCATTTCGCAAGCCACCGTGATTCAAGAGAATTGTCTCCGGGAGATAAGAGATATGGAAGTCGGGCAACAGGGATCGGACAATTTTCACATGCCCTTCACGTTCGGCTAAGAAAAACTATCAATGTCATGAAAATAGTCGAAATCATTACTAGGCCAGAGTTTGATGTCCGCTACGTCACCAACCCTAAGCCGGGACAAAAATTTATCTCTAATGACCGCCCAGATGCTGTCAAGGAGATCCAAAGCGTGCTCAAACGTGAGTACACGTTCCCCGCCGGAAAACCGGGTCGTCTTCTTGCTCTGGGTGGTGAGGACATTCTGGGTGGGCTTAACTATGACATTGATAATGACACGATGGTGATTCATCATCTTGGAAGCCTTAAGCCAGGCATCGGCACGAAATTGATTAAGCAGGTCGAAGAAATCGCCAGAAAAGCAAGGTTGACCAAAATCATGTTCTTTTCTTACGGCGGCCCTGAGAACGAGCTTTATAAGAAGCTAGGATATGTTGAAACTGGGTTGAATGATAACCAATTTGAGAAAACCCTATGAAGCTTACCGAGATTAGAATCGAAAGTAGTCATCAAGATAAAAGTTTTTCCGATATGCAAAAGTTTGTTTTATCACCTGAGTATCTTAACGATGGCAAACCCTATCCAATGGATCTTACTCTTGACAACCTCCATCTTACATCTTTAAAAGGATTTCCAAGAGTTGTTTTGGGTTCTATAGATTTAGGTCATAATAGTCTCGAAGATTGGGAGGGTGGTCCTAAGGAAGTTCACGGAAATCTTTATCTTCATAACAATGATTTCTTAACGTTTGAGGGAATTTTTGATCATCTTAAGCTTGTTAATGGTTTAATGTATCTTTGGTCATCCTCACAGCATCCTCTATCAAATCCACTGAAGAGGAATGTTTTAGGACTTTTGAGGATTGAAAAGTTGAAAGGTCTTACTACCTCTAAATATCCTTTTCCAAAATGGGCTCAAATCGTTAATAAGCACTTACAGAGCACAATGAACACTCGAGAGAGAATGTACGCGTGTCAAGATGAGTTAGAAACCGAGGGACTTAGTGAGTACGCACAACTATGAAGTTAAGTCAACTTCGAGAGCAAGACGAGCTGTGCGTAGCTGACCTTGGTCTAGCAGAATTCAGCAACGTTAGACGCTGGCACGGGGACGTTAATCTTTCTGGAGAAAAATTAACTTCACTGCGTGGATCTCCTAGCATAATCATTGGAGATTTTAATGTTAAGAACAATTTTTTGACAGATTGGTCTTACGGTCCCAGTGAAGTTCACGGTGATGTCTATTTTGACAATAATTCTTTCACCAACTTCCACAACATTCATGAGCACTTAAAGGTTGTAAAGGGAGTGATTTGGTTTAGTTCTCCTAATAAAATTAAGAGTCATGTGCTTGGTTTTCTCATGATTGAAGGGTTGCTTAATCTTAATGTAAGTAATACTACTATCTCTTCTAGCTGGGTTCATGTCATTGAAAAACACCTAACCATAATTGTACATACTCCTAAAGATCGAAGAAGTCGTCTTTATGATTGTCAACAGGCCTTGATTGATGCTGAATTAGACGAGTTTGCTCAACTGTGAGGGTGGTGTAAATATCTTATGACAAAATATTACAAGGGATTCAGTACCCGCAATTATGAGGAAACAGGTCGACCCTTCGAGATTTATAACGTAGATCTTGTCGAGGAGGATTTACTCAACGAGATTTTTACAATCGTTGGTGATAGACTAGATCTTCCCAATTTTGGCACCAGGGTCCGGTTGCTTGAATTTGAGCTTAACGATCTCTATACACAGGACATCCTTCGTGAGGATATGCTCAAGGTTTTTGCCAATGACCCTCGTGTGCAAGTTCTCAACTTCCAGATCATCCCTTATGTTGATCGCTACATGTTAGTTGCAATCGCAAAGCTTCTCTACGTAGAATTTCAAGTGACCAAAGATTTAAAAATCGAGGTTACTAACCGATGAGCAATAACTAAATAGATCATGGCTATCAATCCTCTTCTTCAATCTGCCGAGAGCTGGGAAAAAGTATACCAGGCTTTTGATAAGATAAATTTCGTCGCGTATGATTTTAATGCGGTTAAGCAATCGCTGATCGACTATCTCAAGTTTTACTACCCTGAGAACTTCAACGACTACATCGAATCTAGCTCGATGATTGCGATCATTTCTGCGTTCGCTTATACTGTTGAACTGTTGGCTTATCGAGTAGATCTCTCGGTCCACGAAACAACAATCGCAACGGCTGATCGTAAGCAAAGCATCTTGCGGCAGGCTAAGCTAGTTTCTTACACAGCCACCAGAAATCTTCCTCTTCGGGGACTAGCTAAGATAACCTCTGTAACGATTTCAGAGGACGTTCGTGATTCTCAGGGAACAACTCTTGCTAATAGGGTCATCAAATGGAATGACCCGAGCAACTCACTATGGAAAGAGCAATTTTTTATTACTCTCAATAAGGTTCTAACCTACCCGTTTGGCAATCCTCTCAAATCTTTTCAATTAGATGACACTGTTTTCCAGCAATATGAGCTCAAAAATCTTCTTGAAACTGAGAGTTCAAAAAGTACCTTTAAGAACGGAGTGCTCAAAAATAAGGTAAAGATCAACGGACAAAGTGTTGACTTTGAGATGGTTCCAGCTGACATCGATGTAGATGGAATCTTTGAACGTGATCCTAACTTTGACGCTTACTTTAACGTGTTATACGCCGATGATGGTTTCGGTGACGGTTCTGATACGACAGGCTTTATGTTTTTTATGAAGCAAGGATCGCTCTCAAGACTTAATTATGTTTTTGACACTCCACAACCAAACAAGATTCTCGAGATCGCACTCAACAACATCAATGACGTTGATGTTTGGGTGCAGAAGATCGACGAGAGTGGCAAAATCACCGAGTCTTGGGACAAGGTAGCTAACATTCAAGCCGAAAATTTAATCTTTAACTCAATCAAGTCAACTAAAAAGTATGAGGTAGAAACTCTCGAAAATGATCAGATTCGTTTGATTTTTGGTGATGGGGATTTCGGTGGAGAGATTCCCACAGGAATCTTTAACATCTGGGCAAGACAATCTACTAGTGGAGAGTTGTCTGTTTCTAAAAGCGCTGTAATCAATGAAACAGTGACGTTCATTTACATCTCTAAACAAGGAAGTCAGGAGAGTTGCACTTTGACGTACTCGTTGACGTCAGCACTTCAAAACTCTGCTCCTACAGAGGACATCGAACATATTCGGGCCTCAGCTCCCTCAGTTTACTTTTCACAAAATCGTATGGTTAATGGAGAGGACTACAACAGTTTTCCACTGAAAGATCCGTCGATTCTTAGACTTAAGTCAATCAACAGAACTTTCGCTGGTCAACCCAAGCACCTCGCTTGGAATGATGCTTCTGGAGTTTATCAAAACATTAAATTGTTCGGTAATGATTTGAGAATGTATCGTGACACGACTTCTAAAGGTGAGATCAACACCACATCCCCGCGTAATTTGATCGATGAAATCATCGAACCAATGCTCTCCCATCCCGGTATGTATAATTTGATTACCTACGTTTTCAACCAGGCCGGCAGCCCGTTGAATCTTGCGTTTATCAGACCAAGAACTAAATTTCTAGAAAACGTCGATCAAGTGATTGGCTTGATTACCGTTCAGGAAAAAACAGAGATTCAAGGAGTTCTTGATAGACATTGGTACGGTGAGCCTGATGAGATAGTTTTGCTTGATAGTAGTTTAACAACAGCTGGTACACCAAAAACAGTTTATGCAGTAGTCAACAAAGATACTGATGAACGCATCTATGACGCAAATATGAAGATGGTGACCAAGGATACAACGACTGGTGTTTACACCGTTGTCAATACCCCTGGCAACATCTCAGGAATTCAAGAAGCTTCGGCACGCCAAACAAAGTTTGGGATCAAACTTGTGCCTGATCGTCCATTCTCCTCGGCCCTTCGCATCAACTCAGTTGGAACTACTCCCATTCCTAACTCTGACTTTTTAAGTAGTCTTGATATAGATCAACCTACCGCTAAGGCCGAAACTTACACCGTTGAGATCACGGGGACTGATGGGACGTTTGCTGTGCATGGGTCGTTATCTGGTGAGCAAGCAGGTGGTGTGATCAATGAAGACTATGATAATGGGATAATCAGTTTCAAAATTGGGTTCCCTCCCGCAGTTAGCACGGCAATTGTTATCGGAGATGCTTTTATTATCAACGTTGTATTTTCAGCCGGCACATATACCCCAGTTCTTTATAAGAAAAATTTAACAGGCCGCTTTGAGATCATCGAAGAAGCTTTGATATCGGGGGCTGAATCTCTTCCTTTCAATTCTACTGATAGTATTGCGTCGTGGTTCATTATTATCGAGAGGGTAGATAACTCAAACGGACAGTTCGATTATTGGAAAATCACTCGCCGAGATTTCTCTGTGATCATTGAAAGCCCAACTACTAATTTCTGGGTGAACAATGAGGTACTCTTAATTGATCCTGATACGCGCAAACAAGTTCGTGATGTTGTGCGTTTGCTTCAGTCAAACCTTAATGCAGCTAGAACACAAGCGATCGGTGCAGATGCTGTTTATGACGTTATCACAGATGTAAAATACTCAGATGGAACAACTAATCCACACGCATTAGCTGTTACCCCAAAAGATCTCACTCTTGAATTTCTATCATTCATCACGAATAGTGATTACATTTATTTTTACAAGAATCCAGCTTCTGGGCGACTTGCCCCTCTTCCAGCAACCGCTTATCTACAAGCACTAACCTATATCGATAACGTATCAGGGAATTATGTTCGTAAACAAGGACGCTCGGATCTTTATTTCATGTGGCAGCATTTTACACCCCGCGAAAACTTAATTGATCCATCAACTAGCAATATTCATGACATGTACATCTTAACACGCGGGTACTACAGTGCTGTGATTAGGTATTTGAGAGGGATTGACATAAACGCCCCAACACCCCCTAGCTCATTAGAGTTACGGAGCACTTATCGTAAGACGCTTGAGAAAAAGATGCTTTCTGACACGGTAGTAATGCATAGTGGCCAGATCAAGCTTCTCTTCGGGTCTCTAGCGATTCCAGAACTTCGCGCTTCGATCAAAATCGTCGGTGATCCTGCCGCTAAGCTTTCGGCTGATCAAATCAGAGTACGAGTGCTTCAACTGATCGATAACTATTTTCAGATTGCTAACTGGGACTTCGGCAAAGAATTTTTTGCCACCCAGATGATCACAGTGATCCAGCAAAAACTGGCCGGTGAGGTTTCATCAGTAGTTTTAGTACCGAGGTTTCCGCTAAACTATTTTGGAGATCTTTTTCACCTGCGTAGCAATCCTGATGAAATCTTTTTGTCATGTGCTACTCTTGATGATATCGAGGTCGTTAGCAATCTCGACCGCTTGACGCTCAAGCAAAAACTCTAAACGGCCCAAACTTTTTGGGTCTGACTTGTTTGTTGAAAGAGGCTTAAAACCTCTTTCTGGTGAAGTGTAGAAACATAAATACACCTATGGCTTCTTCACTAGATCTCAACAAACTTCTCCCTGATCGCTATCGCGATAAGACCCAAGAAACTCTCTTTAAAAATCTCTTCAATAGATTCTTGACGAAAGACGACTCGGTTCCACTTTTCGGCTTTGTCGGTCCTCGCAGTGAACTATCACCGGGGGATGTTAAGATCACCGAGCCTAACATCGAGCGCCAGCTAAATCAGCTCACACCAATGTTTTACACCGAGCACGCCTCTGAGAAGCGAACTTACTCGTGGCCAGATCTGGTACAAAAGCTTCTCCTTCTAGGAGTAAGCTTTACTTCGATCAACGAATGGTTCCAATCGAAGTCGTTTAACTTCGTGCCACCAATTGACCTTGACAAATTCTGTAACTTTAATGAGTATTTTTGGATCGGTCCATGGTTGAAATCAGCTCCTACTCTTCCCTATTCAACATTGGGAATTCCTGACATTCTCTTTGTTAATGATGAGTTGAACAAATCAAATCCAACCAGCATTCCAGAATACTATGTGATCAAGCGAAGCGGGCTCAGTGGAACAACCCCTACTCCTCCGAACCCTTTGATTGATATAAGTTGGTCCTCATGGGCTCTAGTTAACCTTTGGGTTCACCGTGAAGACTTAATCAACTTTTTGATTGCTCACCCCGGCACAGTTTCATTTGATGAATTAACACAGGCTACTCGCCCAATCATCGAGTATTTTGATACTTTACGATTGAGCACATATAAGTCGTTCCCTCCAATCCCAGGTAGCGACGGAGTTCCAGCTGAGGCTGGTATTCTTGATCGTGTTATCAAAATCAGACCCAATCAACCTCCGCTTTTTGATCTCTACCGACGTGACAATAAACACGCTGGAATGACTAGCGCAATCTTTTATTACGTCGAGGGAAGTCAATATCCTATTGACTCGATAATCGGTCGTCGTGTTGCTACTGACGTTAATGCTGACTTCATTTTCGAACACGCCCTCGGTGGCGACACCGATGAAATTCTTTTCTATCGGTTATGGAATGGGTCTTCATGGAATCCTTACACAATTTGGAGATCAGGCCCTCTCGCCGGTCCTACTTACAAGAAATTTGATACTGCAGGTACTCTGATCAATCAAGACAAATTCAACAATTACAAAAATTATTATTGGACAGGGGGAACGCTTCCCTCAACCTCTCTCCCATCGTTTAATTCGATTGGTTTGCCTGAATACACAGTCATTGAGCCTGGGGGTATATCAAGCTGGTCTATTCACAACTATTGGAAGTCAATTTCTGAGCTTAGGCGCAGCGATCTTCGCCTTTATATCCAAGCAGAAAGACCAATCATTGAGTTTAACAAGTTTCTTGAGGTTGAGCTTATCATTCCTGTCAAGACTACATTGGGGCAACTGCCAACTTTCAAGATGTATCGTTGTCTCCCCCACTCAAACACCTACGTTCAACTCATTGATGGAGCTGCACCTGACCTTAATGACGCTTATCTCGGAGGAGCTTTATTTGCTCGAATAGAAGATTTAGTTGCTAGTCCCGCTATCTATAGCAATGCTGATCTGCTCTCTCAAACAATCACTCTAGATGAAAATAATTACCTTCAGAATCTCTTCACAGGGCAATATATCCCAACTAAAGATGGAGTTACCTACGGGTATCTAGCTAAATTTAGTTCGTTCGCTGGCACGGGCGATGGAACGGTGGCCAATATCACTGTAGCCAACATCGCTACTCCGCAGGTTATCACATTAACGTGGGCCGCCGGAGTTTTTAAGGTGGTCGGAACGGTGACAGGAAATGCTCCTGATCTGATTAGTTTCAACACCCTGTACACTCTAAATGGAGTCTCCTTCAGTGTAACGTTAGGCTCTATTCCCTTCGTTGATGGTGACAAATTCACCATTGAAAACAAGAGCTACATCTTTCAAGCGGCAAACTTGTATGTTAAAATTGATGGAGCTTACCGAACTTTAACAGCTCCTTCACAGATTATAAGTGAGACAGTCTCCACAATCGTTGTTAATGGCGATCCGACTCTGCAAGATGGAACTTGGACTGTTCCCCCACAACTTGAGTGGAACGTTCTAAATGAAACCAGATCACAAATTAAGCAAGGTGATCTTTACTTCCATCTCTTGACGATCATCGAGGCACAACCTGATTTGATCGGTTTTTCCACTGGGCAAAATAATTGGAGATCACTTACTCCCAACTTTGGCCTTGGAGGTTTGATCAAACAACATGACGGACTTCCTGCTCTGTGGGTGTCGTTGATGCTCCAGGAGGGAGTAACGATGATGTCGTTGCTTGACTTCGCTAGAGAGAGTTACGAGCGCCTCTTTAGCAGCATCAAAACTTTTATCGAGGAACGTGTACCAGAAATGCTCGCTACCGATCTTGTTATGTTGTCGACTGGTGACAGCATCGATCCTATCATAGTGTCCGAATTTAAAAAGTATTTGTCTAATGTGTCAATGGTCAATACCGCAACCGAGTCAACTGTTGATGACAATCTTGCTCGAATTTTTTATGATACAACGTCATCACTTGATAACTTAGTTGTGACTCTGCCCTACTTGGGTCTTGTTCCAAAGGTCTTGCCGAAAAAGACGTGGGATCTCGAGTTAGATTATCCAGTTTTGGTACATCACGACGGTCACCGCACAGCTCTCGCCGACGTGTCACCTGATTTTTCTAAAGTGATCGTTAATAAGTTTTTCTCACGCTCTCACGGTCAAGAGACACAAGGGTCTATCACCGGAGGCAATTATCCTCTTCGTCCGTTTAGGGGACAGTACTGGTTCAAAACTTCCACCGGCGAGCTTTTCTATTATAAGGTCGCTTCAGACACCGCTGAACGCCCGAATAATGCTATAGCCGGAGATTATTCTTATGACAGGTTAAACAATACTATCTGGAGATTCACCTCGGTGTGGGTTAATCTAGGCAATGATGAAGTTGCACTAGCTGCCCCCTGGATAAAGGTCGATTTTGGTTTGATAGAGCAAAATTTGACGCTAGCAATAGAAACTGAGCTTTATGAGCATTGTCCGACATTGTTAAACACCCTTGATACTCTTGATAACAGTCGGAGCACATTAGAAGCTAATTCGAACTTTACTGTTTACATGCGAAAGGAGCTAGAGCGGTTTGGGGTGAAGTATAATGTTGAAAACGTGTACACGTCTCTATATGACTCAAGCAACCCCTTCACCTGGAACTACGGGAGCGTGATCCCCCCTGGGGCTACGGTAGCTCATGAAACCTGGCAAGAGATCTATCGTGAAGTTTACGATACTCCACGGCCAGATCTCGAGCCATGGTTTGTCGCCGGTTATGCCGACGAGGCGACCTTCATCTTTGACGCGATAGATGATGGATCATTACCGGTTGGTACCACTAACTTTGACCCTGCATCAATGTGGGCGATGGTTTCGGCGTTTGTCCATGCTAAATTAATCTTTCTCGGACGTCCTAATAAGCTTTCGGTATTAGTCGCTTCGGGAACTCTTCTTCCACCCTATGCTCTTGATGGTGGGGGAGGTGAAAGTTTGATTACTTCACTTCCAACTGGGCTCAATAACGTTTTCACCTACGGACAGCTTGGTCCGACTGAACTTTATTGGACAAGAACAATCGATCATCTTTACTCGATTCAAAAGGTTTATTTCAAGGTTAATCCGTTGCACTACGTTCAACAGACATGGGGTGAAAAACTCATGTCTCTCAATGGTTACGGCATGAACTCTTACCTTGGCCGTAAGCAGCGTCCGAAAGACTTTGCGCTTCATGGTTCCGTGTTGGCTGATCTCTCACAGTCATCGTGGATGACATCGACGATGCTTCAAATTTCTGATCACAATCTTGATTATACGATCACCTGCGTCAGTCGAGCTTTGAGCACAAATCCGATTTTTAAAGTAACTGAAGCGACGACAGAGGGAGTAGTAGGATTCATCACTAATAATACATTTTCTGACGCTTTCATCTCTGTGTCTTTTATCTCTGGACTATTAAGAGGGTTTTTCTGGGGTGATACCTTTAAGTTGCATCTTGATGCTGATACGGCTCAGATGACGGTAACTTTTACCCCTAACCCTTACTTTAACGCTGAAGGTTTTAACCAGCTTTATATTCAGTATGGTCGCTTTTACGGCCAAGACACAGAAATCTCTCTGAATCGTAGTCTATTTCTAGATTGGGTTCCCAAGCTAGGATACCGCTTCTCTGGGATGGTTAACACTGACACCTTAAAGATAGTCGCTGCGGATTCTAGCACAATCGATCAAAGCACGTACGATATCTTGATCAAGGAAAATAAATTTTACAAAAGCTCTTGGTTGAACGCTCTTCGAATTCAGTTGGTGCAAATCGGAACTACCCTCTTTGATGGTGGGATTAACGTACCAGCTCTTGGTACTAGTGGCACACCTGGAGAAAATTGGATTTTTAGAGTTGATAATTATAATCCTACACGTCCAACACTTACCTGGTATGACACTGACTTATCAGGAACTCCTCAAACTTTTACAGCGCTCAATTCAGCTAGAAGCAATTTTGAGTGGAAACGTTATCCATCGCTGACTGAAAAGCGCTCGTTCGCCGCGCCGTTCCTAATTACCGGGCTGCAAAATGTTGTTAATTTTCTTTTCGGTTACTCTGATTATCTCTATGATCAAGGTTGGAGATTCAACGACCAAGACAATCCTGTTTTAGATCCTACTACCGGCAGGATGCTAAGCTATCAGTTTTTGATCGAGCGCTTTCTAAACCAACAATTTAGCGGAGTTAAGGCAGGAACCTCTTTTATTGTCAATCCGTTTGCTAGAAAAGTTTGGTACGTAACTCCAAGAGGCGCGGTCGCCAATCTGTTTGACAAGATCGGCGCCGAGCAAGAAACGGTTTGCACTGTGCTAACGGCTGACAAGCGTCCACTTCAACGTGGTGAGTTACGAGTTTTCAGGGATGATAATATCACTGAATTGGTGTTTGATCGACCTGTCCACACTCTTCATCTTCTGACTAGTGAATATGAGCACGTAGCTCTCTTTGACGATTACTCTATCTCAACGCTCATTTATGACCCATTTCTTGGTCAAAAAATCACCGAGATTTTCTTAAAAGGAGACAAACAACCAGTCTTTACTGGACGTTTAGACTTCGGAGGCCATTTCTTACTAGGTGGTGAGATGAAAGCTAACATCGAAAGCTCAATCTCGCGAATCGCTACGCTTTATGACACAACGTCCAGAAGGGTTAATTCCCCAGAAACGGAACGAGCAAGAGCTCTGTTGGGTTTTCAAAAGAAAAATTATTTCGCTCTACGTGGCTCCTCTGATAATACCGAGTTTAGATTCTGGCAAGGGTTGATCGCTAATAAAGGAACTAACTTTTCGATTAACGCTTTCACAAATTCAGCCAAATTCAAAACGGCTAAGTTCGACGAGTACTGGGCCTATAAGCTAGTCGAATACGGGGATGCTCGGGCGGTTTCGCGCCCGGAAATGAGGGTTGAGCCAGGAGAAATTTACGAGCGGACCAATTATCTCTTCGTCGAGGATGATGAACGTAATTTTATTGCTGCTGAAACTGATTACGGTTATGAGTTACCTGGGGTTGAAAACTTTAATCCACAAGGAGCTGTCGTTGTGGCCCCTGGAGACGAAAGTCGATGGTTTTCGTACGGTGATCTTAACAGCCTTAAGTATCTTGAGGCTGACCTGATTGCTGAACGCACGATCGTGGCTACTAGTCTCGAGGACTATCAATTGATTCTCGACTCGGCAGGGAATCCTGTCAAAGCTGATCGCTTTGAAGTAGTCGATGTCAATCTTACCGTTAATGACTCGACGATTCTCGACACTAGTACCGAAAAGGTTCACCGTGAGTACGGTGATTACACAACTGGTAGTAATCCTGCGACGTTCGCAGCCTCTAAATTTGTCAGAATCAATTGTTCAGGGATTCAAATTACTCACGCTTCCTTGCTTAATAAAACTCTCAAGGTGAGAGCTTACGGCCCTGCTATTTCAAAATTTAGTCCATCTGAGCTTCATGATTATATGCACCGTACGATTGTTAAGCGAGACATCGTTTGGTGGGATCCTGCACGAGGCTCATTTCACCCAGAGGCCCGTGCACTAATTACTACCAAGAGCGACCAAGACCCTGCTCTCTATAATAACTCTCTCCTCGAGTATAAAAACACTAACTTGGCTAAAGCACAAGCGTGGGGTGACGAGCAGTTAGGACAAGTTTGGTGGGACACAACCGATCTTGCTTGGCAATCTTACCACGATTCGACAAAGTACACAATAGGTGAACGTCTTACTCGTTGGGGTGCTCTAGCCGATTATTCAAAGATGAACGTTTACGAATGGGTTAAAACTACAGTTGCGCCAACTGATTATCACACCCTACCCGACGTCGATGGAGAGGTAGCGATTTCGCGTATGCTCTCAAGTATTCGAACCTGGGATCAACGTGTCGTGGCTTGGAAGTACTCTAACAATCCCGAGTTGATTTCGCGTGCTTTCAAGGCTTATCAACCAGCTAAACTTAAGCTCACGTTGACCAATGGAGTAGGAACTGCTGTCTTGAAAAGCGGTAATCTTTCGACCTATGTTAAAAAAGGAGACAAAATTGCTGGTGCAATTTACTCAAGTAATACTAAAACAGACGCTAATCTTTTAAGGATTTTTGGGTCAGCCACGATCAAGGGTGATCCCACAGTAGTAATCGGTTCTACTAACGGATTCGACGATGGAGCCTCGTTCATATCTAGCACGTACTTTACTTTTTCGCTGGTAGTAGATACTAATACCCTTTCATTTAGAACCGATCCGCTCGGTGCTTACACTCTCAACAACGAAACTGATGCAGGGATAAAGTATCTTACATTGACACATGTTTCGTCTGGTACTATTCAGCGGCTCATCATCGTTGATACTCCTGTTACCGCTGGATCACAGGCCTCTTATAACTTTGATAAGTTAGGTATCAAGTTAGTTTACGTAGCGATCTACGGACAAGCTGATAGTTGGCCAACATTAGGAGTGACGACATCGTCACAGCGTATTTCAACCGAGGCCACTGATTTAGGTAATACCGGCCATCAGATCGTTCTTCGGAGCTCTGTACCAATCTTTTCAC